ACTTATGACTTTTTAGGAAAAAGTCAGCAAAAAAATAGGTTTTGCGCACTTATGACTTTTTAGGAAAAAGTCAGCAAAAAAATAGGTTTTGCGCACTTATGACTTTTTAGGAAAAAGTCAGCAAAAAATAAAGTGTAAAGTATTCAAAAATATTATATATGTTTTTGCGGACTTTTTCCCAAAAAGTCCCTAGAAGTCTGCATCCAATGCGAAGCTCATTTCCTCATTTGTTTTACCAACGCCTGACTTAGCATACGAGGTTACACGCTTTTCAAAGAAGTTATCTTTTCCTTCAAGTGAAATGCGTTCCATAAAGTCGAATGGATTTAGAGTATTATAGATTTTGCCATAGCCAAGTTGCGTTGATAATCTATCAGCGACAAACTCAATATAATCAGCCATTAATCTATCATTCATACCTACGAGGTGGCAAGGGAGAGACTCAATAATGAATTGTTTCTCAATCTTAACAGCTTCACGAATTATTTTGTGTACTTTGGCTTTAGGAAGTTTGCGTTCAATTTCTTCATAAAGAGCGCAAGCGAAGTCAGTGTGAAGCCCTTCATCACGAGCGATAAATTCATTTGAAGTAGTGAGACCAGGCATTAGACCACGTTCCTTCAGCCAGTAGATAGCACAGAAGGAACCACTAAAGAAGATACCTTCAACAATGGCAAATGCGACAAGGCGAGTGGCAAAGTTTTCATCGCGCGACTCAATCCATTTCTGAGCCCATTCTGCTTTAAGTTTTACACAAGGAATAGTTTCAATTGCTTTAAAGAGATGAGCCTTCTCTTCTTTATCTTCTACATAAGTATCAATGAGAAGTGAATAGGTTTCAGATTGTCCTGTTAGAATACCATTAAATATACCAGTATGATTTTTGGGTTCATTAAAGCAGTATGTTTCAGAATCTACATTTGTATCAATAACAGATACAACACGGATAAGTGATTTATTTTGTTTAATATCATCAGTAGTATTTATTTCTAATCTAATAGGTAAGAATCCAAGTTTTTCTAATTTATTAACATTAAATTGTGTAATATATAGACAATAATCAGGCTGACATTCATACTCTGCTTGTCCTCCTTTTCCATCAGGAAGTAATCTAACACATTTATCTCTTACACATTTGATACTAGAATATACTCCCAAAGTTGATAGTAGAAGTTGTACTTGTTTAATAAATTCATAATTAATAGATGTATATTGAATAGATGTATAGCCTTGTTTAGAAGCATTAATACAAGCATCGGCATCAAATAATCCCTCAATCCATCGTAATTTAGTTTTAATTGAATAATTAAGAGGTACAAAGAATTTTTCTTTATTTATTTGGTTTGTAATATAACAAACAATTTTCCCTTGTTTATTATTCATAGAATAACTTGAAGTAGCTAAGTAGGAAAGTAATGCCTTTTTAGAAGGGTCATATAATGTAATTGATGGATATTTATTACAATAAGTGCCATCACCACAAAAGAAGCCGTGTGTATAAGGATTTTTAAATTCATCTGGGTCAGAACAATTAATTACTGGGTAGTCAAAGTGACCAATAATATCACCTTTTCGTAAGTTTTTAGTAAATATTTTTTCAATCTTACAACGTTCAGGATGTGCCTGATTTCCAGTACGAACTAACCATTTATGTTCATCGGTACAATCCAGTTCCATACCATTATCAAGTAATACCTTATATAATCTTGAAGAATCACTTGTTTTTTTGACAGTTACTTCAGAGAATTCAGTTCCATTCCATACATTAACTTTTTGTTCAGCAAGTGATTTAATATTGAAATATCCTTTATCTGTGAGAATATCAGTATCTGGAGAAACACAATGCACTGCTTCCATCATAAGTTGTACTGAGTAGAATTGGCGTGCTTCAGCGAGTTGAATTTCGTTCATAAAGCGACAAGCAAGATTTTCTTGAACTATTCCATCTGAGCCGGCAAAGAAGCCGAGAATATTTTTAATGAAATATTGTTCATTTGAACTTAGTTTTATCCAGTCTTTCATATCTTTAGCGAGATCAATCTCTTCAGGGGTCCAGAAAACGGATACGTGATTTTTATATTTTTGGAAGAGTTTTGGTTTTTGGATAGGGAAAAGGGTGAACCGAGTAGGATTTTCTTTCAAAATTGGTTCAATAAAGTCATCTCTCGAGTCTTGGAGTTGTTCGAGGGATTCAATATCCTCCAACTTAGAAGATTTTGCCTTAAAAGTTGGGGAGTTAAAGGCAGACCTGGATTTGGGACTTTGAATAAGGTTCTCCATTTCAGCCGCTATTCTAAAACCGGAGAAAAGAGATACGTTCATTTTACGTCATAATCTTACGCATAATGCTCGTCAATTTTATCGATTTTATAATATAAATAATACAAAAATGATGAAATTATAATATAATATAAAGTTTCCAAAATGAATTAATATTTACGATTTTTACGTGTTTTACGTTTAAATGTACCACCAATTGATAAACGACGAGTAAGTGGAAGTTTTCCTATTGCTATTTTTTCTAATTTGCTAGCAATTCCTTTAGTTTTATCATTTTCATTAAGACTATCTATTAATTTTCGATAATCATCTCTCATAGATGAATTGGATGCCTCTCTTGTTGCTTTCTCAAAATCAATAATTATAACATTTTTATTATCACAAGTTAAAAGTATATTTTTGAGCTCTAAATCATTGTGAGCAATCTTATTTGTGTGTAGCCATTCAATTTGTTTATATAATTTTTCTGCGATAATTTTATCATCGCCATTGTATGTAGACCATTTACAATTGGGTATTTCAGGTGTAACAATGATCCTGAAAGGGTTTTCTTTAAAGGAGTCTTTTAGATATAATCCCCAGTAGTCAGGTAGTTTTGAAAGAATACTAGATTCATTATTGTATGCTTTATTCATTTGTTTAGGACCCATTTCATTATTTCCTTCAATATGAAGGATGCCTTTGGCAACATAATATGTTTTGTCGGATGGATTATATAATCGCAGTACGTTCCAATGTCGGGTGCCACTGAGTTTAGAAACCTTAAATCCAAGTGGTTCAAAGTGTTCTTTGACGATTTTATTAAATAAATCTGCCATTCTAATAAAAGAGTATATAATAGGAATGGCAGTATTTAGTTAGTTCTGTATGATTTTTCAACCTTTACCCATCCATTGAAGTTTGCTTTTTTTCAATTCTTTTTCTATATCTGTCATTTGACTATCTGATAACATTTCCCTCCCACTCTTAATTTTTTCAAAGTCATCATAGTTTGTTTTTAAACTACTTCCAAAAACAGAACTAACCATAAGTACATTCCCTTTTCCTTTATCTTGAATGTATTTTTGTAAATAATATTTGTTTATTTCACTTATTATTTCAGGGTTAAGAACGGTTCCTCCTAGGTATCCGCTTATAGTTGCAAACAACATTACTTTTATGCCTAAGTCGTTACATTTTTCAATAAATATTTTATCCATTGATGGTTTATCAATTAGTGGTCTCCCTGCTATTTTGCCTAATGGTGGCCGTGCTTGAATCTGATTCGCATAAATATCATATTCTGATTTTAATCGTGTTATATCTTCCATATTTTCACAGTTTGAAACACCATAATTTCGTATTAGTTTTGCTTCTTTTGCTTCCCTCAAAATATCCATCATAGGCCATTGTTTTCTCCACCCATGAATTAAATAAAGATCAATGTATTCACAATTGAGCTTTGAAATAGTATCTCTAATTTCATCAACTGATGATGGCTCTCCTTTCCAAGTTATCCAAAGTTCTTCTCTTTTTATAGGTGATTCTGCTTCGGAGGAAACTTTTTCTAAAACTTGGCGAATAGTTTCAAAATAATCGTGTTGCCACCCAGAATAGGCATCTGCACCATCAATGTGTCGATATCCAATTTGCAATGCTAGCTCAAGCATTTTCTCAAAATTATCCTGAGCTGTACCAAAACATAATTGTGGCATAGATTCTAATTCACCACCTCTAAACTTTCGTTTGTTCTTCCGTCTTGTCATTCTTTTACTATTTTTTCGATGTCTTGTTTTCATTCCTAATTAGAAGAAAGAAAGTGTTCTTTGACTATTTTATTAGATAAATTTTCCATTATAATAAAAGTATATTATATTAGGAATGGCTGTATTTAATGATAATCCATCGACAAAGAAGCCAAGGCTCAGTTTGGGGTATGGCTCAGCAAATAAGGCCCGAGCATCGGTAAAGAAGTTAAGAAAAGAGTCCCATCAGTATCAATCGCAGGCCGCCCATACATTATATTCTAGAGCTAAGTATCATAAATATCAGACGAAAGGGATGAGGGAGGCTCAGAAGATTTATGGCAAGTTTATAAAGACTTTAAAGCATAAGAGATTTAAAGATTAAAAGATATTTTAAGTGAGATGGCATTCCCCGCAGTAAAAGTACACAATTTATATTCGCTAAATTTGTATGATGGGATGGATATCATTTTTGAGAATTTAGGAATGGTTGATATGAATAATCTAGAAGAAGTAATTAAAACAGAGAATTATGATATAATTAAAGTTGTAAATAGAATATTTACAATTAATACAAGTGATAGGACAATAACAATATCTGGGCATAAAATTAATAGTAAAACATATATAATTAATATGGCTGGTAAGGGCGACTTAATGTTATTACACTATAGTTGTAAAAATGAAGATATTATAACAGGTATTAAGCATTTATACTATATTTGTAAGAGTCGTGTACAAGGGAGCTTAAAGGATTAAAGAGACGATATGTTGCCTATATTTTTGTTAAAGTTCAACTTCAATAAAAATACAGTTATTTATAATAAATCTGTGAGCCACTACGTTTGCAAGTCACTACGTTTGCAAGTCACTACGTTTGCAAGTCACTACGTTTGCAAGTCACTACGTTTGCAAGTCACTACGTTTGCAAGTCACTACGTTTGCAAGTCACTACGTTTGCAAGTCACTACGTTTGTAAGCCACTATGTTTGCCAATCAATAGTGTCTTTGCCCATTTCTTTTAACCATCCATTGATTTTGCTAAATGGTTTTGTACCAAAGAATCCCTTTGATGCGCTCAGAGGTGAAGGATGTGCAGATTCGAGAACACGATGACCATTCTTATCAAGATAGAGGCCAAGTAGTTTCTTCTTAACTTGTGCAGATTTGCCCCAGAGTACAAAGATTACATTTTTGTTTTGCGCCGCGATTGTCCGAATAATCTGGTCAGTGACCTCTTCCCAGCCAATCTTTGAATGTGATTGAGGCGCACCAGCTTCAACAGTCAGTACAGTATTAAGAAGCATTACACCCTTAGTAGCCCAGGATTCAAGATTCCCGTGTAAAGGCATAGTGAATCCAATATCACTTACAAGTTCCTTGTAGATATTTTTGAGTGAAGCAGGAATAGGTCGAACATCTGGTAGAACCGAAAATGCTAGCCCGTGAGCATTACCAGGTGTGGGATAAGGATCTTGACCGAGAATAACAACCTTTATGGACTCAAGTGGTGTAAGTTCAAGTGCTCGCCAGATATTTTCCTTAGAGGGAAGGAACTCCTTAACAGCAAGAGCATTGGAGAGTTCAAGGAGTTTATCTTGGCAGGGTAGTAGGCAGTCAGCCCAGTTAGCAGGCACTGAATCATAAAGCCAATTAGCACTTTTTCCCAAAACTGGTGAAATTGCACTTTTTCCCAAAACTGGTGAAATTGCACTTTTTCCCAACGAGTCTCCAGAAACTGGTGTAATTGGACTTTTGCCCAAAACCTCTTGTTCATTGGCAAGCTTATAATCTTCTTTGATAACATTAATAGCTTGAATAGGCTTGGAGGACTCAGTGATTATTGGCTTCATATCAATCTCTTTAGATTCTGCAGCGTGTTCAAATCTGGCGGCAATAAGTAGTTTCAGTTCATCATCGCCAATCTGCTTAGTTTGAAGTTCAGAATAGAACTTTTTGACTTTTGGATGTGCCTTAAATGCGGTGGGATCAAAATCATATAGATATAGAGCATCTAATGAGCGAGCGCGCGACAAAGCCACGTATGCCTGACCAAACTCGAAATTACCAGTTCCAATATCAACTAGTGCAGAATCCAACGTAGCTCCTTGTGACTTGTGAGTTGTGCAAGCCCACGCTAGTTTCAAAGGTACTTGAGATCGTGAAATAAACTCATAATCGTCGTTTATGGGCCAAGTATGATGACCAATTGGTTTCTTAACACCATTTACAAACTCGACGATGGGAAGTTCAGTGGAAGTACAGAATCCAACAACGACGCCGCGTGAGCCATTTACAAGACCAGAATCAGGATCCACGTTCGCAATAAGCATAACTTGAGCATCAACCATAAGTTCTAGTTCTTTTGAGTAGGCGCCATCAGAGTCAAACATATTGAGCGCTCGTTGAAAGGTTTCATCAGTTTCGGTAAAACCATCAGGAATCTTACCATCGTATAATAGGCGTGCTTTGTAGTTATAGCGTCTCCCTTGAAGTGCGCGAAGATTAGAGTCATTAATCATTTCAACTTCTGCACGGCGAGGAAAGAGAAGAGTGGGGCGAATCTTGTTCCCTTTCCAGTCGCGACCTTGGCATCCACGTAAGATCTCGCACGACTCTTTAGTTAGAGTCCCAGTACGCGCCTCTTTAAGTACTCCCTGAAATACTTCGTCTTTTTGGCGTTGAATCTGAGTTAGTTCAATAGTACTGGTAATTGCCTCTTTCCACGCGGCAGACTCGAATGCGAACATTGTAGGCTCATTGCTCTTGTTAACAGGAGGGAGTTGGAAGAAGTCACCTACAAATAGTACTTGAATTCCGCCAAATGGTTTTTTGTTAGAGCGAACTTTTTTACCGATTTCATTGAGTTTATCGAGGAGTTCAGCGGTCATCATTGAGATTTCATCAATAATTAGTAAGTCAGTACAGAGCCAATTACTCATTGCTTTCCTATTGCGGCGAATCTTGATATAGAGTTCAGAGACAGATCCTTTACCGAGGCCGATGCCTGCCCAGGAGTGAAGTGTTTTTGCTTTGTGGCCGAGGAGTAAAGCAGCACAACCTGTTAGGGCGCACATTTGGATACGTGGTAGCTTTGCAACAGACCCAGGATTCTTTATAGCCATCAATCGCTTCTTAAGGCCAGGAAACTCGGTATAAATTACTGAAAGTAGATAACTCTTGCCTACGCCCCCACCACCAGTTAGGAATAGATTCTCTCCTTTGAGTAAGTAGTCAATTACGGACAGTTGCTCTTTAGTAAGTGTATCAAGTGGTAAAACTGGGGGAGGTGGAAGTGGTGGATTAATAGTATTATATTTGTCAAGGTATGCTTGGGCTTCAATCATAGTTTTAAAGCCTTCATAAAGACAGCCTGAGAATCCTTTGACGTTTTCATTGGTGGTTGCCCAGTTGTCATAGATGCCTGGATTGTGGCCTTTGGCCACAGCGTAATATGTAGTAGTTTTCAATGAGCTCATTTTGGGATACATTTTCTTTAAATCCCTAAATGATTTCAAATTTTATGTTTAGCAACAGATAATCTAGGTTCTCCATCTTCATTCCAACATCCCATAAATAAAAAAGGAATATTGTTACCATATTGCTATTGACTAACATATTTATTTACATCTGTCCAGTCAACCTCTAAACAATCATCAATCTCTTTTTGAAAGTGTTCACGTAGAAATTGTTTAGTTACTGACTTCTGAAATTGAATTAATTCACGTACTTCAATCCATTCTTTAACGGATAGAATTTCTTCTTGACTGAATTGTACATAATATAATATACAATTCCAGGCATACTTGGATGGATTAAGCAATATATCTATTTTAGGGATATTTTCGTAGAATTCCTTACTCATTTTATGTTTATAGATTATGATATATTACTATTAAATTTTTATAAAATATTCTTAATTAAAAGTCATATTATTAAGTGCTTCTATGAGTTTCTTGCTAAAGTTATTAACACCCTTTTCCTCAATATTCTTTAAAGATGATGCGTGAATTGATTCAAGTACATTATCAAAATCACAGACTAGCGTATTATAAGTAACTTGGATATTATTATTATTTTTAACTAGGCTTTTAATATTTTCTAGAGTAATATCTGAGTTATAAATATGTTCGTGTAGTAGATGACATTGATCGATTAATTGACTGATCTCTTCGCATACTGATATATCTCCAAATGAAGTGACTGATGATGTTTCAGACATTTTAGGCTAATTAATATATGTTAGTATTATTTAGACTGTCTATTTATAAGGGGTAGCATTGAATGCGAGTAGACTTATTGGAGTATGGTAAGAAATACTGCAAACCATAGGGGCTTTATTTGCTTTTTCGGTTGTTGTCCAAGATACGAACCAGTGTGCAGGCATAAAAACACAATTACCAGGACGTAAGATAATATCAATAAACTTAAGATCACCAACGAATGGTGTGTCTTTAGTGGTAAGGTTGGCAGGGAAGCAACCAATCCAGTCGGCAGGTAGAGATTGTTGAATGGTTTCAGGCATAATTGTAAGGATAATTTCACCATCGACAGGAAAGAGACAGGTCCAGGTTGCGAATGTTTTTCTGAGGCCGATATTGCCAGCCCAGCAGTGATATTTAGGGAACATCCAGAATTTTAGGAGCGGATTAATGACTGTAGGATTTATCCATTTATTGGCCCATATGTTAATACCAGATATGTTGGCAATTGTTTCAGCTTGTGGATATTTCCAGGGGCATAGGCTATCGGGTGTTGAAGTGGATATCCAATCGGTGAGGGTGGTTTCTTGGAATATCGGAATGTCTTTGAAGCAGAGACGGGCAAGGGTGTCATCGTGTGTCCAGAATGTAGCGGAGGGAATAGAACGAAGAACAACTGGAACCTTTTCATTTAAGAGCGATGAAAGATTATCTCGTTGTGACCATTCAATTTGGTTAATACGAAATTCAGAAACTGCCTGTTTATAAAAAAATGTTAGAATCAGAAATACTATACCAATTATTAAAATTACTTCCAACATTGGAACCTAATTCTTGATATCAACAAAAATACTAAAATGTCACGCACCTTAAAATATTATTATTAATAGATATTTTGTTGAAGAGGGATATGATTTATAAGAGAAAGAGATGCCATCAATGGTAAGCTTAATATAGTAGGATATCCAATCATTGTATTACTCTTAATAACAATAATATCGTCTACTTCTGCCATTTTAGGAATATAAACCCAAGTTTCTTCTCCTAAACCTAGTTGTTTATTATGAACGTTACCTGATACAAAGGTGTTGCCATATTTTTCAAGGCGTTTATCACGGTAGTATTTATCATAGCAATAATACTTACAATTCTCTTGTAGAAGTTCTATAGGAGAATGGGTAGTAAGAATAAGGGGTTTAATAGTTTGAATTTTATAGAAGAAGAAGTGATGCCATCGTCCAGGATATACATGGGCTGCTTGGAGGGCGTGAAGTACTTGGGGCCACGAAAGGATAGTATTAGAATAGAGGCGCATTTTGTTACAGTTTTATTTAAGCCTCACACCATTCAATTTTATTATCTATGCACGTTAGCGATGTCTACGTGTTTTAGCAAGAGACTTCTTATTCGAAGTAGATTTTTGCCCAACACGTCTGGTGGTAGCAAGTCGTCGTTTAGCTAGAGGCTTTTCAGTGACTGCTGTACTAATTGCTGTTTTCTCAACATCAATCTCTTTATCAGGGGAAGGGAAAGGATTTATCAAGTTTAACACCTTTTCAATCCATTCTTGTGGTAAACTGCCAGTTTCTAGAGCACTGATAAAGAAATTCTCTTCTGTCTTAACTAGTGATTGTACAACTTCAATTAGACAGTCTTCGATTTTGTCAACTTCATTAATATTTTGCGCGATGTTAATATCTTTAAAGTATTGGAGCCAAGTTGCTTTGTATTCAGGTGTAAATGTATCGAGTGTTAATTTGGTATCCATTGCGAAACCGTAGCGAAGACCAATCTCATTAAATTGCTTATCGTAATCAAAAGTAAATTTAGGTGTTGATAGAGTAGTTCCTGATACATCGATGGTATGTTGGGCAATATCCTCCATAACAATAAAACACCCGTAGATGTGGTTCTGTAACTTTAAAGAATATAGACCATTTGTATTGGTTAATTGATTAAGAACCACGGATTTTATCTTAGCTAAATCCATTCTAATAGAAACCAGTTTTGTATTAGATTAAAATAAGCGCATATAAAGTATTTAAACAAATATTATGATTAGAACTACAATAATACGATGCACGATACAGCTATGATGTCAGGTGCTCTATTTGGGAAAGTATATGGAAAGGAAGGAATGAAGGTTTTAGATGTGGGTGGACTCGATGTTAACGGTAGTTTGAGAAAGCCATTTGAACAGTTATTAAAGATTAATTATACTTCATTGGATATTGAAGAACATCCAAGTGTAGATATAGTTATGAAACCAGGTGATGTATTTCCATTCCCAGATGAGTCATTTGATTTAATTGTTTCGACATCGTGTTTTGAGCATGATCCGTGTTTTTGGATGACATTTCGAGAAATGGGGCGTATAATTAAAAAGGGTGGTTATATTTATGTAAATGCACCTTCAAACGGTCCCTATCACGAACATCCTGGTGATAATTGGAGATTCTATTCAGATGCTGGTCAAGCATTAGCATATTGGTCAGGTAAAACTCTAGATGGCAAATCCTATCCAGTCAAAGTAGAAGAAACATTTCATATTCTTCCACCCCCAGGTGGATTTTGGATAGATTTTGTATCTGTATGGAAGCGAGTAGATGAGAAAGAAGAGAGTATTAGACTTAGCAATGAATTTAAAATGAAGTATGGTCCATTACGTAAGGCATTAACAGAGGCTAATTTACAAACACAGGGAATTATTTATGTACAATAACACAATATAAACTAATTTATAAGTAGTATTCATTAAGAGCAAATTCCTATATAATGTCACATATATTGGAATTTTCACAAGGTTCAGTTACATTAAATGAAGAACAATATAAAGTAGTAACAAGTCCTGTATCGGAAAATCAACGAATTTTGGCATCAGCTGGTTCAGGGAAAACAACTACAATTACAGCACGCATCGCATACTTGGTAGAATATTATGATATTGATCCATCTAAAATTCTACTTGTAACATTTAGCCGTGCAGCAGCACAGGAAATGATTCAGCGCGTATATAATTTGATTGGGTATGTAAATATGTATGCGGGAACATTTCACGCTCTATCTGCACAGATTTTAAGAGATATGGCGCCAAAAATGATAGCAGATCAGCCCTTTATTGATGAACTCCCTTATCGTTTAGTTAAGTGGCTTGAAACAGACCGTGCCAAAAAATGGGTACAACGCTTTAGAACAATTATTGTAGATGAATATCAAGATATTAATGAAATTCAATGGCAACTTCTAAAGGGCTTTTATCATCAGTGGGCTACTATGACTATTGTAGGGGATGATGCTCAAAATATTTATACGTGGCGTGGGTCATCGGTGGATTTTATATTAAACTTTCATAATAATATTCCGCGTGTAAAGGATTATCAGCTCTGTATGAATTATCGTTCAACGGAAGCGATTGTAACAATAGCGAATTCTATTATGCGATTTATTCCAACGTTGCCATTTAAGGAGAAGATGGTTGCGAATCAGAAAGGGGGTAGAAAGCCAGAAGTACATTTCTTTTTTAGAGCCTCAGATGAATATGATTGGATTGTAAATTCTTTAGAGAAGTTTATTAAGCAGTTTACAGGGCCTACCAAACCAAATTTTAATTTTGCAGTAATTTCTCGATATAATCACGATTTATTTAAAATCGAAGAACGTCTTCATCTAAAAGGCATTCCATATAATTTGTGTACAAACTATGATCCAGAGCGTTCAAAGGAGCATAATAAGAAAGTAACGCTTACAACAATTCACGCTTCGAAGGGTTTAGAGTGGGATATCGTTTTTTTTATGAATTTACATGATGATGTATTTCCATCGCGTAAGAGTGATGAAGAAATTGTGTGTGAGCGTCGACTATTTTATGTAGCGGCTACGCGTGCAAAGAAGGGGTTATATATGACGTATTCTAGACATGAACGATCATTATCCAGATTTGTAAGAGAGATTCCGCGTCCATTTCTAAAGTTTCATAATATAGCGTCATTCAAACTAAGTACAAATGAGGCGGCGGCATCGACAATGAGTATTGAGGATATGATTCGTGGATTTGATGGGGCGGATTGGAATGACTTGAGAGAGAAGAATTATGTTCCAATTATAAAAAATGTTAAAACGGAATCGATTTATCAATTTGGTCAAATGTTTTCAATGCCAGAATGGGTGCGTCTATGTGATGCCCGTGAAACTTGGTTAGAAATGTTGCGATGGATTACCTTGAGAGAATGTGCGATTCACCAAAATAAATTAGATGAGTTAATAACTCCAGCTGTAAATGAGGCACTTCTTACATTAAGAATTTATAAGGAGGATATTGAATTTTGGGAGCTGTATGAGGCGGAATTAGAGCATTTAGTGCACAAGTTTTTAAAGCATACACAACAAATGCCCGCAGTAGAATATCATCAGTTAGACGAATATGTTAAGGCCAAGTTAAGGCATTTGAATTGGACGGTGCAGGATATGACGCACGCATTAATGATTATTGCTAAAATTCGCGGACAACTAAGACCAATGAGACATCACGGATTCGACCTTAATGAATTTAACTTTGGACTAGTAAGGAATTCAGTACCTACTGAGTTACGCACAGAGGTATTAGGGAGTTGGCACGCGATATTAGATAAGAATAAAAAGACACACGATATACTTGGAGATATTTGGCGAGTTTCCTCTATCAAATCTGTAATCGAAGGTAGAAATATTCCTTTGTACCAGTACAGTACAATATTTCCCTATTTGTTTCAAGAGGAGCAGCAGAATATAGTAAAGGCGATAGAGGTGGCGGTTCCGTTATGGATAGTATCACAGGAGAATCCAAGTTTTAATTTTTTGTTTGAGGTGGAGGGGATTCGTCCAATTCAGTTTGACATAATGACGGAGAAGTGTGCGTATTATGTATTTTTTGATCCAAGCTTTGTACCGAGTACTGAGGATAAGATACTACTTTTACTAAAACAGTATGCTTATGAGGAGATATATGATCGTTCATTGGAGGCAATTGGATTTGTGAATGCTGCGACTGGAATAATTATTCAATATGAGATAACAACTACCATACGGGAGCAGCTAAGCCAGATGTGGTTGTACCTACAAACGAAGTATAACCTGTACCAGGGGGTTTGATGCCTAGATTTTGTTGGTTAGGTGCTTGTGTGCCAGGGGCACGAGTGCTACCAAATCCGCGGATAGGGCGGGCAGTGTTGCTTTGCTTGTCACCTTTTTTATAGTCAGGTAAGGGGCCGCCAGGTTGTTCGATGGGCCAAGCAGCACGAATGGCCTGTTGGGTGGGTGGTACTTCATTTACGCCACCGTGTGGCATTGGCTCACCGCGTCCTAAGCCACCAGGTAGGGCGTAGAATTTCTCTGCGCCATAACGGTCTTGTTTGGTGGGATTATTGAAGAGGCGAGGGCTTCTATCAAAATATTTTGTATCATTTTCAGAACGGCAGGTGTAAATGTCAGTTCTGAGAAGGGCTTGAGGCATAGAGAGTTCTGAGACGAATGCATCAGAGACAGGTTTTCTGTCAGGAACAGTCATACCAGCAACGTACATATCGGAACTCTGACGAGGAATATATTTGGTAGAAGGGCACCATTTATCGAGGGGGTGATCAAGTGTTCGTAAGATAGATTCTTGGTCAATGGCAGCAGCGTAACGGCCGGGTGGATAGAACTCTCCTCCAGTTGGAAAAACCATAGATTTAGGGGGCATAGGGGCAGGAATAGCGGGAGCACTTGTTACGTAGTTTTTACAGACTTTGACCCAGGGGCGGAAGTCTTCAGGTAATCCGACTTTTTGTTGGGGGAGGATGTGTCGTAACATTTCGGTAGGATCCCAGTGTGTGCGGAGGCAGACAGGTGTAAAGAGATTACCCTCCACATTTGCAAAAGGGAAGTTGCTAACAAATGGAGATGGTGGCTGAACTTGACTCATTACTTAGTCAAAATATTTATTTATTATTACGATTATCCTTCGCTGTGAGCCCTACATATTGAAAGTCCTGTGGGTTATTGGGAATAGGAACAGTGGGAATATTTCCTGAAAATCCAGCATCTCTATTAGCAAAAGCAACTTGTTCATCTATTTGAAAGGTGGCAACCCATTCATTGATACCAATATCAAAGGGTAAGAATAGCCATAGAGGTGTTAGAGTAGTGTCATCCGCATATATTTTTAAATCTAATTTATCCAGCTTGCCTAATGGGGTTTCAAATAGGATAGGATTTTGGATAGCAGTTTCAGATGTTTCTCCAGTTGCGACGCCTTGTAGAAGAATTTTTGCAGCCATAAGTTTAACCTGACCAGTTGTTTCATTGGAAATAGAATAATTTTCATTCATTGCTATATCCATATTATTAAATGATTGAAAATCATTAATTTGTAAAAATAAATTAAAATTACTTGTTGATGTAATTGATAAGAGAGTACTAAGCGCGTTAAAGTTACTTAAGTTAAGGAAATCAATACCGAGACGATATGATGGAAATTGATTAATTACTGTATCAACAGGTATACAAGAATACCACGATTTTATAAGTTTTTCATATGCATCACAGCAGATAGTGCTACACGCGTCAATCGGTGTGTCACCATAGGTTGGTGGTGGGCTAGGTGATACGTCAGCTAGTGATTCAAATGCTAGACTAGGATGTGGTATTTTCTGGCCAGGGCTAAAAAGTGTTTGGTGGGGTAAAAATGCAGCAGGAATACCTCTACAATCGTTATATGTTTTATTATTTATTATGTGATGAGGTATAATACCTGTATATTTAGTTGATATATATTCGTGATGGTTAGAGTTAGAATATCCGTGAATAGATGAAATAGTTGAATTAGCATTTTCAACGATATTATAATAACTAGATATAGCATTATGATAATCTAAGAAGTTAGTAAAAGTAAAGGTGGATCCGTGATAATTACCGTGTAGCTGTGCTCCAAATATATTGCTAAAATTAAACATAGATGAAAAACCAGGTTGGGCATTCCATTCGCTTATAGTAGAATTGGCATATATTAAACCACCTGTATATGAATAATTAGTTATACTACCAAGAGTATAATTGTAAAATATAGTACTAACATATGATTCTAATGCTTTAAAGACGGAATTAGAGTGTGAATAGGATGTTTTAAGGGTTTGAAATGTTCTATTATTAAGGCCTTTAAGAGTTAGTGCGTGATTATATAACGAATTATATTTATTTGTAATATCACTTTGAAGTGATGTATGTAAACTATTATGGCTACAAGTAAATCTTCTAGAGTTTTCATTGTATGAAAAAATATATTTATTAATATGTCTTAGTTCAAATGTGAATTGTTTTCTATAATTATCAAGAGTGCCTTTATTGAGAATACATAGAGTGTAGTATATATCGCTATTTAGTCCGAGAAACTGGCCGAGGACATAGTCTGATACTTGTGAGAGTGTGTATGAGCCTGTTTTGACAAACACTTTAGCTAAACCAGATGCAAGTAGTTCTTTAAGAACAGGAAAATAGTATGCATTAATAGCAATTTTATCTGTGATAACGGGATATGAATCAATATGTAAATTAGTATAGTATGTATTAATAATATCATTCTTTGTATGAGAACCACGTATGCCACGAGATACATTTGTCTGAAAGTAATCACCAGGTTCATTGAATAATATAGAAACATCGCGATGAATTTTGAATTCGTTTGCAAATGTTTCATATGAAATTACATTAAAAGGAGGTGTATTATTAGCACTTACTGTTAGTGCAGTAGCTAATTTACTATTGGTATAGTTGCCATTTGGAATTGAAAACGCATAGTATGTAGGTTCTCCATTAGAATTAACACGTGCTTTTTCAGCTACGGCGACACTAGTTGGACCAGGTAAACACCCTGCTATATTAATACAAGTACTAAGACAATCCTCGGGAACACCTAATGTTAATAATTCAGCGGAAAGTTCATCAATAAATACTGGAGAGTTAACAAAGTTTGTAGTATTATTGGGAAATGAAATTTGTACAAGTTGAAACTTTATAACGTTTTTATATACACGGGGAGTTTTGATTTGAAAATTAAATGGCGATTTCCATACAGAAAAATCTCTATTGGACGATTTAACACTCAAAAGACTTGTCTGGGTTGTTTTGGGTGGATCTAAGTATGTAAATGAAGAAAGATTTGTGATATTAGTACTTGTATCATAACTAGATCCTGGTGCGTGCTCCATATATTTAAGTTGTTGTGCTGATGTATTAAAATTAGGTCCCGCGGTAGCGATTATTGCATATCGAGGATCTTCTTCACGTCTGATGCGAGGATCTTCATAGTCAGGCAAATCGTCGCTATTATAATCTTCAGATCCATCATCGGTATTAGCATCCGTATCTTCACCTGTATCATTCTCCGAATCATATGGCATATAATATTTTGGAGTATCTTGATTCATTTGTCTAATTAGCATTTGTGTATTTTTTCTTTATATCATCTTTTGGGGCATATAAAGAAAAATATATATGATAGAGATAATTAAATGGATGTTAATCAACTTGGACGTAATAGTAGTAAATTTAATGATAGAAATAATTTACAAATATCAAATGCGGATCTTTTTATATCCAATAACAATAACCCATTTCTAATTTCACCATATGCCCCTCCCGCAAACGTAGCTAAACAGACCACCGTTATTAATATTGATGAGACTATATCAACTCTTATTGGAAATCTATCATCTGTTATTAATTTATCTACATTTACACTTTCAATAAGTACAATTCAGCCAGTACCATCTGACCCTTTACAGATAATAACAATAATAGCAAGTACATTAATGCTTGATGTAGCAGATACTGTTATAACTGGCACATTAGAAGTTGAAGGTAATTCAAAGTTCAATAATATTAGCACAGGATATCTGTTTGCATCTGTTGCAGATATAAGTTCTTTAAATGTTAGTACTCTTAATGTTGATACAATTTCTGTAAATAATTTTGAAGCTAGTACACTAACTGTTAGTTCATTCTATGGGGATAAAGCGTTTACTAACTCATTAAGTACAGGACAGCTGTTCGCATCTGTTGCTGATATAAGTTCCCTTAATGTAAGTACAATATCAGCATCAGGAACTATTTTATTTTCAACACTTATTGGTAGTACGATTACTGCGAATACAATGACAATAAACTCAACACTTCAAGTGTCTTCGATAGATGCAACGGGGCACATTTCATTTGTAACAATGTCTGGGAGTACAATTACTGGAAACACATTTACAGTTCATTCTACATTAAATGCTTCAACTATTAGTACTGGTAATATACACTTTGAGGTATTGGATAGTGTAATAGGAACAATATCATCATTTACATTTTCATCAATACATATGTTACCAGGCGTAGTATCAACTGCAACAACTGGTATAAATTCATCTTTTATAATTAGTATTGGTGGTATTAAATATAAAATTCCATTAGAACTAGCATAGAACTATTTTAGGTTTATAAATATTTTAAATCAGTCTGAATTCTAGAGTAACGCAATCTTATATGGTGTATTGTTTATAGTAAGTAGGAGATATGTACTACTAATAAGAGTAGTTCCACCAGTCATATTAATTGTTGAACCAACATATATATTAAGGTTATTGAGTGTAGATAGATTAATAAAATCACCAGTCATTTTCATCACAGCATCCCCAGTTCCAGACACGGCGCTCATATTTAAACTACTTTGTGTAGTTATTGTTATTAACTCTGGCGCATTAATGTCAATTTCTCCTCCACCTCCACCGCCACCACCGCCATTAATAGTGCTTACATTAATAGTACTAATTGTTAAAGTATCTGAGAAAACAGCGCCCCCATTTGTGCTTGTTATATATACATTATTGATTGGAACTATTGAACCGTCAAAATGATATGCGACTGCATTTCGGAGCGTCGTAATTCCAAAATCACGCGATGTCATTTAATCCTAATTACATGTATCATAATTAATTTGTATAAAATACGATAAAATTATGAAGTATGATTTAATTGTGAAACCATAGAATAGCATAACCTTTGCCACCATTAGCGCCATCTTGAAGACTTTGTCCACTAAATCCTCCTCCAGATTGTATAAATGCGGATAATGCACCACCACCACCTCCAGCACCTGTATAATCTACACCAGTAACTGCAGCAGGAGCATTAGGTGGTGTTGCTGTATTAGATAAAGATCCATAACTTCCTTTTCCACCCATTGTAGGGCTACCTGTATTTAGAACAACTTGCGTTCCATCGCCTCCTCCACCGCCAACATTTAATTCCTGATATTCTCCATATACATCAGTATTAAATGTGATATTTACTTGATTATTGGCACCACCAGATATATTATTTCCTCCACCAGCGCCAGATGTAAATTTACCGCTATTAAGTTGAGAAGTTGTACCAGCTGAGCCACCTCCAGTACTATTTCCAGCTATACCTTGTACTACAATCTTGCCAGTTGAGGCTTCAGCCGTTCCTCCTCCTCCACCGCCATTGAAACCTGTAGCACCACCTGAACCGATATTATAAGATATGGGATTAGGAAATCCACTACCGCCACCACCACCGCCAAGTGCTACTATAGTTTGAGGCACAGTTCCATTAATTGTAAGTGTAGTGGAGCTTCCATTAGATCCGCTTACTGGATAGTTCTCAGCAAAAGTTCCTCCGTTTCCACCAGCTCCAATTTGTAGTGTAACAGATGTTGTTCCTGCTAATTGTATTGTGCTTGAACCAGGTGTTGCAATAACATTGTATGTAAAAGTTCCATTTATTCCTGTGAAGGGAAAGGATGCATTAATATCACCGCTTCCTCCTCCGCCGCCTCCATATGCTGTAATGTATGCTGTAAAGCTCCCTCCACCTCCACCGCCACCACCAATGAGAATATAATCTAAATATGTGTATTCGCCATAATCGGATGGTGTAAATGTTTTGATATCGCCAAAGGCAGGATTTAGCCCATTAAAATAAATGAGTTGATTGTAGAAAATACTGATAACCGTAGAAGCAATGAGCAATGACATCTATTACAATAATATTAAATTACTATATTATAATTAAATTGTATAAAATTATGATTCTAGATGGGTGTTATAGTTAGATTAATATAGCCATTGCCTCCATTTCCAGCATTTCCACCATAACCACCAGTAGTGTAATAATATGCTCCTCCACCGCCATCTCCTAATGTACCATTTCCTCCTGGAACAAATGGCGTTGGACTATTTGTATAATATCCTCCAAGACCACCATTAGGTCCACCACCATTACCACCATTACTTCCAAATTGAACGGGTTGTTGTGGATTGGTATTTCCACCACCTTGACCTCCTTGACCCACATTTGTTGGATTAATTGGATCATTTGGATATCCTTGTTGTCCATCAATACCACCATTGGCGGTATCACCTATTCCTCCAATTCCTCCAGGATTTGGTTGTCCATTTTGTCCACCACCACCACCACCATAAAATCCATTTCCGCCGCTAGGGTCGCCTGATGGTGGAGGAGGGTCAATATTACTAGAAGCATATCCACCATTTGCTGCTATATTTACAGTAATAGGTGCCCCTGTATCTTGTACTATTGTAACAGAACCATTTGTAGGAGGAGTTTTTATACTTGTATTTAAATCATCTAGCCCGCCAGCACCGCCATTACCAATTGTAATATTCAGCGATAAAGATGATAATAAGGTGTTTGATGTAGAGACGCGATATCCTGAACCCCCAGCTCCACCTCCATAACCTCCAGGTTGTCCACCTTGTGAATTATCTACGCCTAAATTTCCACCACCGCCTCCACCAACAGCAAGTATACTAAGTGATACTTGTGAACGACCATAACTATATAGTGACAAGTTCAAAATTTGTGATGTTGTTATAGTAAGAGTTGTACTAGGAAATTTTGTATGTATACAGCCAGCCCCAGTAATAAATGCCATTTCTACTAATAAATAAAATTATTATAAAGATACCCAACTACCACCTGCATAAGTTGTAAAGACATATGATGCCGCCGTATCAGCAGATATAGTTCCACCACTATAAACGGTGCTTATAGTTATTGTACTGAATGCATTAGTCATAAGATTTTTAAAAATAAGAACACTACCTTCACTAGCAGGAGATGGTAGAATAATAGTAGCTGCTACATTTGTATTAACAAACGTATATTTTCCAAAGAATCCTGAATTTAATGTAACAGGTGTTGTAGTAATTGATGATGTAACTATTTGCTGTGTGATAGCACTACTTAAAACAGCTAAGTTTCCGTTTACAGTCATAATTGTTCCATTGACAGTGATATTATTGCCTGTCGTTATATTAATATCACCGCCAAGAGAAACCATACTTATAGCATTCCCTGAGTTAAGATATATATCAGTAGTCGTTGTTGATAGAGTAAGATTTCCAGTAGAATCTATAAGCGGCTGTCCGTTCATATCCAGAGGCGATGAGATATGAACATTGATGATGGGATTAGAAGCAGTTCCTGATGTTGAGATATTTGTTCCAGGGGTGATCGAACTAACTCCACCCCCACCTCCACCACCTCCGTTTATACTTGAAACTGTAATACTGGATACATAAATATTATCAGATAGTACAACTAGACCATTAGTAGATGTTATAAGAACTCGATTACTTGATATAGGTATATCATTGTCACCAAGAGCATATGTATTATTGCTGGAACTTCCCAGATATGAACGAATAATTAATGGGCCACTATTTATGGCATTAATGCCTGAAGAACTCATCTAGAAACGGGTGAGAATGAAATTATCAGATAAAAATCTTGAGCTTAGAGATGAAACACTGCGAATCAAATGAATTATTAAATATCCGGAACGTACTACAGAATGCCAGCAGGTGGAGGTCTATTACAACTTGTAGCAACAGGAAAACAGGATTTATTCCTAACAGGTAATCCTCAAATTAGTTTTTTTAAGATGGTTTATCGCCGCCACACCAATTTTGCCACAGAATCTCAACCAATGTATTTCGATGGTACCCCCAATTTTGGCCAACGAATCAGTTGTCTTATTCCCCGAAGAGGCGATCTCTTAGGCAGAGTGTATTTAGATGTAACCTTACCAAGAATTTATGATACAAGTGGGACTGAATTACAGTATACAAATTCAGTTGGACACGCATTAATTCAGGAGATTACGTTTGAAGTTGGTGAACAGGAGATTGACCGACAGACTGGAGAATGGATGGAAATCTGGACTCAGTTAACAACGCCTGCTGGACAGCGTGATGCACTAAATGAAATGATTGGGCGCGTCGAGCAATATGTTCCGCCATCTGGTCCGCCACCAATTCTACAAGCAGGCCCACAGTCCGAAGGCCTACGACTCCTAATTCCCCTACAATTCTATTTCTGTAATAATCCTGGTCTATATCTTCCCTTATTGGCTCTACAATATCACCCAATTCGTATTAATATTACACTTCGACCATTACAGCAATTATTTTGGGTGCCGCCGCCGCAGCCCCCAGCTACACAGGAATCGTGGAAGCCTGCGTGTTCGATTAATGTAAGCTGCGTGTCACAAATTGTGAATATGATGTTATGGGGTGATTATGTATATTTGGATGTGGAGGAGCGTCGTATGTTTGTATCAACATCACACGAATATCTTATTGAGCAAGTTCAATATACTCCCCCATATGCATTAACGGCACAGCAGACTACAGCAACAATTTCAGTGGAGTTCAATCATCCGATTAAGGAATTTATATTTGTGGCACAGCGAGATGAAATGATTAACCGCAATGAATGGTTTAATTACAGTAATTTAGCAATCAATGAGCCCTGTCCAGCACTTGTCCAGCCATATGTAAACGGTAATGCTCCAGCGGGTCGTTTAGACTTGATATCAGCTGCTAAGTTACAATTGGATGGTTATGATCGCTTTCCACTCCGAAGCCCAATGTATTTCAGATTACAACAGCCATACGACCATCACACTACCACTCCGGTCTATTCATTTATCTATGATTACTCGTTCGCTCTAAGGCCAGAGGATTTTCAGCCCACGGGAACTATGAATGCCAGTCGCATTGATAGTATTGTATGGCAGATTCAAATGAATCCAGTGTTAAGTAATCCAACGATTCCTGCTTGGCAGCAGCGAGGAAATTGCCGTATTGTTGTTTACGGGCACAACTATAACGTTTTCCGTGTAATCAATGGATTTGGTGGTCTTCTATTTACTATTTAATTGTATTGGCCTATAAAATTATTATTATTGTATTGTCTTTAAATCTAAATAAAGCGCTAAAGACAATCCAAAAAAGTCACATTAGACAGTAATGAGCTCAGGTGTATCTCAAATCGAATATTGGTTAGGTACCAATAAAAATGCTGGTGCTAATAACCAAAATAGTAATGGCAAAGAAGGTGGAGATGGTGCTATTTACTTATCTTATGACGTATTTATGGCCTTAGCAGTAATAGGTGGTTTTTTTGCATTAGACCATCTTTATTTACGTTCACCACTCACATTTTTAGCCAAGATTGTAATTAACATATTATTCTTTGGAGTATGGTGGATATGGGATGCATTACAGGCGGTATTTAATGATGATGTTATTAAAGTATTTGGTCTAGGTGTGCCTTCACTAGGCCCAAAAGGGATAGCAGCGGGTGTCTTAGCAAATGATATACCTGATAAAAAACATATGCGATTCTTTATTTATGCCATTGCTCTAATTTTTACAGGTATATTTGGTGTAGATTCCTTCTTACTTGGAGATAAGACCTCAGGATTTATTCGTTTAATTTCACTTATTACAATGATATTTTCGCCTATTGCGTTGGGTTGGTGGATATATAAATTATTTAAGTTTTTCTTTGATACGAAGTCGGTAACGAATGGGAATTATGAGTATTTTGGTGCTCCATCTCCGTTTACGCCATCAATAGCTGATCGATTAAAGAGTTCGATACCAATTTTAGGTAGTATTATTGATCCACTTGTGAGAGTCAAAGACGCAGCGGTTGGAGCAGTAGAAAATGTTGGTGAATTTGCAGAAGGAGTTATTACAAATCCAGGTGCGGCAATTGATAGTGTATTGAGGGGCCCTATTGAGAAAATCGCATCACTTGCTGGGCCAGCTATAAAACCAGTTACAAATACTGTACAAATGGGTCTACAAACAGTAGATGATATAGCTGGAACAGCACGGGAGTCACTTGCTCTAGGTAGAAATGCTCTAGATAAGGGCGCTTCATTGGCACAAAGTACAATAGAAACAGCGGGTGATGTGGCGACAGCAGCGTCTGCAGCATTATCAGTTGCGCCAGCGATAGCGGGTCTTTCATCTGGACTAACACCTAACGCAATTAGTGCAGCAAAGACAGCATTAACAACGCAGGCTGGAGGGGGCTCAACATCAAATGTATTACCGTTTGTATTAATGGGTACGTTATTGTTAATTGCTGTGTCTGGATTTATTTTAACTTACCGTCGCTCAAGACAGAATGAGCGACCACGGAAAGATGATTCCCCTCCCGAGCCAGGAGTTCTTCGAGAGTCTGATAAAAAAGAATCCTCCTAAGCCCCACGATCCAATTGTAATTATTAAGTTTGGTGCCACATGGTGCGGCCCTTGTAGACGACTTGATATGGATTTCTTAGTTGGGTTAAGTGATAAAATAAAATGGTATGAATGTGATATTGATGAAAATGATTACACATTTGGCTATTGTGGCGGTAAATCAATTCCCGCATTTTTAGCAATTGTGAATGGGAATGCGCAGCCTTTATATGTACAAAGTGATACAATGAAGGTGGCGCAATGGATTAAGAATGGATTTAAACTTGCCTAGATGATGTTAAATGTAAAACACATTATACAAATATCTACTTAGAAAGATTATTTAAAAAATTAAATTGCTCTAGTGTAATATGATGTATTGTATTATCTGTTTTCCCTGTATGAAAGTCAAATAAATAATCTCCAATTTCTCTCCATATGTGACCCTTTGTGGTAGTATTCAATTTAAGTTCCATAGAGCGTGCCTGTTCGCTATTTAGGGAAAGTGATAGAATATCATATACAAAATATATCATTATATTTAATAATATAACGATATCTTTAGATTATACCTTAGACTCTAAAAGAAGTAGCATAGTTTATCGCGGTGTTCTGAATATTGAATACATTTATGAGGTCGCAATACAGAACGTAAATATGGATAGGGAACGCATTTATGTTTATTTTTCTTGAGTTCTGAAATAAAGAAATCTACAAAGTGTCCAGTTGTTCTTTGACGTTCTGGATGCCATTGAACACCATATACTGGATTGTACTTCCCTTCAATTGCCGCCACATATTCTTTACCGTTATTATCTATACTTGTAGCAAGTATGTTATAAAAACGGCGTAGGTGTGAATTGTTTAAAAAATCGCTAGGTGAAATACCATATTCGTGGTGATTGTTACAGGATTTATTGTGTTCTAGATAGTGTAGATAACTTGTAGGAAAAGATCGAAACATTCTAGAATTGTGCCCTGCTGGGGTAATCTGGAGTGGATAAAATCCCTGAGCTGGATAGCGTTTTAACTTTGTAAATCCACCAATTAAAAACATCAATAACTCAAATCCGAAACAAGTACCCCATATTGGAAAATATTCATCTTTGGCTAAGGACAATTCAAAAAACCGCGTAATGGTATCTATAAACTTTATGTTTTTGACGATGTATGTAGTTTCGCCGCCAGGAATAAAGAGGCCGTTTACCATATTGAAGTAGGCCTCGTGCTCAGTGGTGTCGTATGGTATGGGAATAACACGAACACCACGTTCTTCAAACCAATCAACATATGCTTTCATAATGTGTGTTTGGCCGTATTTAGTTTTCTTCATATGAGGAATTGTAATGATACCTATACATAATGAATCCGTGCGTTTATTAGTCTTATGCCGTATATGTATATGTCCGCTCATTATTGACTTCCTTATAATGGCGAGTGAATTAGTTTTTTGACCCTGATTTATTTGCAACACGTGCTTCATATTCAACAGCTTCTTGTATTTCTTTTGATGTAAATGGATTTTTCTTCGGTATTTTAAGACTGTTAAATGATGATTTCTTATAAAATCTGTTATGCTTAAATTCATCATGAAAATTAACCATTTTTTCCCCATTGATTATAGAGTTATATGTTATAGCATTAGAGCCATTTTTAATTGTTCTTGGTGTTTTTGATTTTATAATAATAACTTCTTTACAATCATCCGCGCCAACTTCACATAATAATTTCATCATGTTACCCTTATATTCTTCTTCAAACTCATTAACAAATATGAATGCTGTATGTCCATCATTATTTTTAATATTAACATACGTTTTAATATTATCAATGCCATATAATGTTCCATCAATTCCATTTCTAAGTATATATTCAAACCCATCAATATTATTATTTTTCGCTGCTTCTATCAATGGAGTATCTCCATTTTTCGATGTAATGCTCCAATCAGCATCTGTAAACTCAATCATATCCGATATTAAGTCATTGTCTGTATCATCGTAATTTATATCACCTTTTGCTGCTAAAAGTGCAGGAGTATCGCCGTTAGCATCTTTAATATTCCAGTTAAAATTTGTATCTGTTAGTAAAAAAAACATGTCATAGTCTTTAATATAATTAAATAGAGTTTCGTTATCAACTATACTGTTTACATTTACTCCTTTTTTTAATAATCCTTTAAACGCTTTGTCTTGTTTATTTTTAAATGCTTCATGTAGAGATTCCTCCAATATTATTGACAATGGTTTCTTTGCTACACGACGTCGCGTACATCTGGTACCAACGCAATCAAAAAAAACGCCACCACGTTTTTTAAATTTTCTAGTTTTTACTCCACGTCTCATTCCTATAATTAAATCATATTATTTATGAGCCAAACCATGTCAGATTAATAAGGCCAACAATGTTTACCATTCGGAGAGGGGTTTTGAAGATAGACGAAATACGCATATTAACAATGGTTATAGATTTGTTCCTACAGAATCAAGCATACACTTTTTCCTAAAAAGTATTATCTGTTTTTTGGACACTTAAGCGCTTTATCAAAAGCGCGTAGAATAAAATGAGTTTTCTACTAAAAAGTGCCTTAGTTTGCAAACAGTAATCTACCTCGCCCTTCACGCACGTCATATACGTCCCATCCTTCAGTAAATACACGGAACTCTGATTTACGTCTTCCATCATATTCATTACCTGTTATATTCGCTAAATCTATATGTAATGTCGGTCTATCTGCTGTAGTAAAATTAACTGTGCCTTCAGGTTGGCGTGGAGCTGGATATATAGTACCATAACTATCACCAGACGACCATTTCATTTCACCGATTCCTAGCCCACTTGCCTTTTCATCTTTAACCAATTGACAAATATCTTGCCATAAGAAGGGTTCGTGTAGATTTTCACGATCGCGTCCTGCGATAACAAGTTTCATTTTGTAGTAGTACGCTCCATAGAATAGAGTATATGGATTTGTGGCGGTGGGTGGTATCACACCAGGTGGAATAGGAAGAAAGTAATCATTGGAGAAATCATCGAGACGGTTTCTGTCAATTGAGGTTTGATTTCTAAAGAACCAAAAAATCTTTTCTGTTGGGTGGCGCCCATCTAGACGACGAGTTACAGCTGCGGTGCCACCCTTATCCAACGGAATATAGTCCAATTCGCCAAATGTAAAATCATTCTCAAATTGACGTCGAAAAGGAATCTGAATAGGTGTGGAGCGAAGTTCTTCTTGGACACGTGGTGGGACGTAATGTTGAACAGTTGAAAGAAGAATAGTTGGATTACCCATCTCAGCTAGTGTATTTGGTGTAAAGTCAATTGGAACTCCATCTTCACCAGTGTATGTAAATTCAGGAACTAACCAGGGATTAATATTTGGTCTATAAAGTGATTCATTACTACATACAACTAGGTCTTCTAGTTTTCTTAGAGTCACTTTAAGGCGAAATTTCTGCCAGGCCATAGCAACAAGAGGAAATCCTCCATCTCCTGGACATTGTAATCCTGGTAGGGGTAACTTAACTCTAAGGTGTCCAGGCGTAGCTCTTAATTGAATGCCACGAACCTCTGGTAGATTTGTTATTGGATTAATTGGTTCTATTAACCCTCCCAGAGTTTGCTGTAAAAAGCTACTTGTATAAGAGCCCTCTGATAGTTGTTTAGCGAGAAGGCCGTCACCACTCCATTCTTGAATTAAGAATTGGTCTTGATAGAATTGAATTTTTTCAAAGAGGAAGTATCCAATATAGTTAACATAGCCATATGATTCGCCATTAATTTTAGTGGTAATTGGATAAAGGCCATTAATTACGCTTGGTTTGTAAAGGGGGCCACCGAGAACTCTTGGGAGTTGTGGAATCCAAGTTGGCAAATCAATTTCAAAGGCGCATTCTGTCATAATATCGCCATAGGGGTCTATTTCAACTTCAAAAGTATTACCCCAAGAGGTGCCATTAATGGGAACAATTGTTTTGCGTTCGGCGAGATGGTGTGCGGAGGATTCATAGCTGGCATCGTATGGGTAGAAACTCTCTTTGGAGTCTTTAAGGAAGTAAGTATCTTTGACGCCTCTAGCGACCAATTCAAACAATGCTCCCTGTCCACTGGATTGATTAATACTGGTCATTCTATCTTATAGAGACGAATGTAATGTCATTTTATACTCCCTTAAAGTTTACAAGTTTATGAAGTTTATGCGAGTAGGTGGCGAATTAAACTGGAAAGGATTCCAGATAATAGTGCAATACCGAGAGCTTGTGGTAGGTTAAAACGCTGTATAAGGATGATTAGGATTGCGAGGGAAGAGAGTAGGGCAACAGCTAATACAGCAAGACCTTCACTAACTACAGCTTCAGCGCGAACCTTTACAGCCATAGCCTTAGAGACGAGGAAGTGGGTAACAATTGCCGTAAGGAGGGAGGCGATAATCATAACGGTCAAAACACCAGACCAGTTAAGATTATAGGTAAATGCGGCAGCATAAACAGCTGCAACATTTAAAGACGACATAATAACAGTTTCAAGCATAACTTCGGTAGTTCCTTTCATCATTTTTATACTATACGCATAGATTTTTTTATAAAATTTGATAAGTCGGTTGATTAATTAAAAGTGTGTAAGAAATGACGAATCTAGTTATTGTAGAATCTCCAGCAAAATGTCAGAAAATCCAAGGTTTCCTTGGTCCAGGATGGCGAGTTATCGCATCAATGGGCCATATTAGAGCTCTAGAGCATTCATTGGATGCAATAGGTCTTAATAATGATTTTGAGCCAAAATATGAATTTATTAAAGAAAAGGCAAAAGCAATTAAACAATTAAAAGAAGAATCAAAAGATGCGACTCATATATATTTAGCAGCGGACGATGATAGGGAAGGTGAAAATATCGCATATTCAGTTTGTCTATTACTTAAGTTAAATCCAAGTACAGCAAAAAGGGCTGTCTTTCACGAGATTACGAAGAAGGCTGTAACAAATGCGGTTAACTCGCCGCGTAAGTTGGATATGAATCGTATAAATGCACAACAGAGTCGAGCGATGTTGGATATGATGATTGGATTTACGATGAGTCCGCTTCTATGGCGTTATGTAGCACCTAGTTTATCAGCGGGTCGTTGTCAAACGCCCGCGCTCAGGTTGGTAGTAGAGCGTGAAGATTTAATTACTAATTTTAAGGCGTCGTCAAGTTGGCAACTGGGGGCGAATTGGATTGCCTCCAACGGGGGACTTAAAGACTCCTTTAAGTTCTCGGCACAAATGGACGATGAATTGGAGGATGAGGAGTCAGCCCTAAATTATATGGAAATCATCCACGAAACTCCAGATGCCTCCATTATCTCCAAAGATATTCGCCCCTGGTCTCAAGGCGCCCCAGAACCACTTATTACAAGTACGCTCCAGCAACAGGCTTCAGCTATATTCAGTATCAATCCTAAAAACTGTATGAAGATTGCGCAGAGATTGTATGAGGCGGGTCATATTACGTATATGCGTACAGATAAAGCGGTTATTTCTGAAGATGCGATTACTGAGGCGAAGAAGTGGGTTCTAGACACATATGGTGAGGAATATGTTGGTGCTGAAAAGAAAAAGGAAGAAGTAAAAGAAGAAAAGAAAACAAAGAAGAAGCCCAAGGTGGCAGGGGAGGAAGAAGAAGGTGAAGTGAAGGCTCAAGAGGCTCACGAAGCTATTCGTCCAACTCATATGGATCTAACTACACTACCTGAAGGTGATTGGACCGCATATGATAAGAAGGTATATAATCTTATCTGGCAGCGAACAATTCAATCAGTGATGGCTCCTGCTAGAGGTGAGACTTGTAAGGTTAAGATTCAGATTGAAGGTGATGAGGATTTTACTTGGTCGTCACAATGGAAACGCACAACGTTTGAAGGTTGGAAGCGTGCTGGCAAAGTCGCCCAAATTGACGAAGATTCTGAACAAAGTGGCGATGAAGATTCAAAGGATGATGCGTGGTCAAAAGCTTCCATTCTAGAACCAGGTGATAAAGTAAAGTGGGTGGATATGAAAGCGGAGCCAAAGGAGACAAGGGCGCAGGGTCGTTATACAGAGGCGACACTGGTAAGAGAACTTGAGAAGTTTGGAATCGGTCGCCCATCGACATTTGCATCATTAATTGCAACAATTCAGGATAAGAATTATGTGGAAACAAAAGATATTGTAGCGCGAGAGGTGAAAGTAAAGGAGTATACTATCAAGCCCAATCAATGGCCCGCAGAAGAGAAGGAGTTAAAGAAGAAGGTGGGTGCTGAAAAGAATAAGTTGGTACCGACTGATTTGGGGCGTTCAGTGCTATCCTTTGTTCTGAAACATTTTAACGATTTGTTTGATTATGGTTTTACTGCGCAGATGGAGAAACGGTTGGATCAAGTGGCAGATGGTTTAGAGCCCTGGAAGCAAGTCTTGAGAGATATGTGGGCATCATATAAGGTTCGATATGAGGATCTGTGTTCAAAGCAATCTATAAAGGCAAAAGAAGGAGAACAGAACGCAAAAGTGAAAGAATTTAGTGGAGGACTTAAAGCCGTTCAATCAAAGAAAGGACCACTGTTATTGATTGAGGGTATTAAGAAGGAGGATACACAATTCCTAGGTTGGCCAACTGGAGTAGCATTTGAGGATATGACAGAGGATAAGGCCTTACAATTTAAGGAGGAGGCGGCGAAGAAGAAGCGTGAAATGGGAGAATGGAATGGTCAACCGATTATTAAAAAGTCAGGAAAGTTTGGAGATTATCTTCAGTGTGGCGAAGTTTCAATTCCATTTCAAGCAGGAGAGGAATTGGATAAGACAATTGAGAGATTTAAGGCTAAGCAAAATGGGGGTATAGGAGTTATAAAGCAGTTCAAGGAATATGTAATTCGTACTGGTCAATATGGCCCATATATTATGAAGACATCATTGAAGAAGGCGCAGTTTGTATCACTTCCAAAGGGTATAGATGTTAGTTCCTTAACAGAGAAAGAGGTAGAAACGCTTTATAAGACTGGGTTGGAATCGAAGAAGAAGTGGAAATCTGATAATAAGAGTGATGCGACTAAATTAAATAAATAAAATTTAAATAGTATAGAAGAATGTCAGAAACTGATGTAAATAATAAAATGGCAACACACGGTAATACATCTTTATCTCCAAGTAATACGGAAGAGCCTGAAAAAACAGAGACAGATGAAATCCCAAAGAGAATTTTTAATGGATGGACACCTGAGCAGGAAAAGCTTTATGCGGATTGGAATGAAATTGCGTCTTGTTGTAGATGGATACACCTTCAAGTAGATAAGATAATTCATATCAAAAATGTATTAGTAAATATTCCAATTGTTATTTTATCTGGTTTAAATAGAACAGCAAAAAATGTGGTACAAGTATTATTTGAGAATACGATAGAAGTAATAAAAAGTATAAAAGCTTTATGATTACCCAAAAAAAATTTGAAAACTGAAGAGGGTATAAAATAAGGTGTCGATTAAACACTAAGTATTCTACGCGCAACTAGATATCCAAGATTAATAGAATGAAGCTGAATAATAATACTGCGCTTGAGTTGGTACATAGTGCAATTTCAGTGAGTTCAATGTGGCTAAAGCATAATACACAGGTACACATTGCGATTCTTATGAAGCGTGGAAAGATTTTGGAGATTGCTAGTAATGCGGTGGGAACGCGTTCAAAGGGTTCTGGTTATCAGGAGAGAACTATTCACGCAGAGCGTGCGGTACTTAAGAAGATAGGTGATGTGTCAAAGTTAAATGGCGCAACACTTATTGTAATTCGTATTATGCGGGGTACAAAGGAGGTTGGAAACTCTGAGCCGTGTCATTCGTGTAAGTGTCATTTGGAAAAGTGTATAAGGGAGCACGGTCTTAGGCAGGTCTTCTATTCAACCTGATATACAGAGCATCTACCAAGATGTAAAATCAAAAAACATAAAATCAATAGAATAAACTAATTTTTTATTGATGTAAAACTAATGAATTAAAGTCGACTAATTAAGTGAGGAAAGAACAGTATAATACATAATACTAAGCCTAGCATCACTAAATATATTTTAATTTTTTCATCTTTAGGTTTATCCTGGGTATAGATATCAAATAGGCCCCAAATGGCTATCCACCAGGTGATGGCAACTATGGCGGAAACAATAAGCATTCTGATACAGAACTCTAAAAAGAATTGTATCCATTTACAGTAAAGGGCTGTAAAGAGTATTTATTAAATGAGTTATTCAAAAATATATCAATGTTTGAATAATATAAACGACCAAAATCGGACTTGAACCGACGACCTTGCGGTTAACAGCCGCACGCTCTAGCCAAACTGAGCTATTTAGTCATCTAGGAGATTTCTCTCCACTATTTCCGTAGGACTAATTCTTTAGGCTCAGCACTACATTTAGATTCGCGGATGAAGGTAATATTTTTTTAGGTTTACACGGTTTTTTTCGCATATTATGTCGATCCATACTACTTTTACTATAGGTGATGTAGCCACAGATACCACAATAGTAGTCACCCATTATACTATTTAGTTAATGCTTATTTAGAATCAATTTTTCATAGATATAATACTGTATATATATTAAAATGTATAACATTATAATAATATATTTCTCGCGAGCCGGAATTGAACCAGCGACTACTCGAGTTTTACTTAGCATTAAAACTGCTACAATCGAGAATTCTACCACTGAATTATCACGAGCTGTTCTGAGGATTCCTCCTCAATTATCATAGACGATTGTTTTTTTAGTTTTTAAACGCACTATGTAGTCTGTGTAACGCGACCAAACAAAAAAAATGAACCTAAGGATATCAAGATTTATAACAGTATCTAAATGAGTTTTATAACCACACATCTTGAAATGGCAAAGGACAGTGTTAGTGACGCGCAACACGAAGTGAAAATTGTAATGTCAGAACTTCTCAAACGAAAAATGGGTGATTCGAAGAATCTGGCAATTTTGCAAGAAGCATATAAAATGCTTCAAGAGGTATATCATATGTTGGGGGTGGGCGTTGCAGTTTAAAAATTACTTATAATGATGAACATAGGCCAAGATGTTTGTGAGAAAAACTACAAAATAAACTATCTAGTACGTGATAGGAGAAATGGAAACAATCTGTATTAAGTGTACAATGGACCCAACAAGTCATTCTTTTAAGAAAATTTCTGAAAAGAATGGTGTATATATTTATTACACAAATCCAACAAAGTCAAAGCTATATACGGATGGAATCTTATCACATTATGATAATGCTTTAAAGCAAATTAGAGATAAGAAATGGGTTTGGATATTTGACAGTGAGGGTTTTGATTTAAAACACGCATTGGAAGTGAAAACTAGAACGGGGATTGCGAAACTCTTAACAGATAAGTATGCAGACAATTTATTAGAAATAAAAATAATAAATCCAACGTGGCATATTAGGACAATGTTAACGGCGATCTGGCCGTTTATAAATCAACAAACACGCGATAAAATTAGGATCTGACCGATATTATAGTGTTCTTGAGTTTGTTTAATTATTGTGTAATTTCTCGAATAAATCCTTTAGGATCATTTTCATATTTGAAGAGAAGTTGTGAGACTTCTGCTTGAGAGTATTTGTAGTTAGTAATATCATCAATGTATGACTCTTCAAGGTCCATACCATACCATTTTTTATAAATTTCTGCGATATGGCAGTGTCGTAGTTTCTTAAACTCAATCTGCATATCAATTCGTCCAGGGCGCAACAGTGCAGAATCAATTTGATCACTATGATTGGTAGTCATAATGATTACACGCCCAGGACACTCAATAAGTCCATCAATTATTTCAAGAATACCACCAAGAGTAAGTTTATCTTCATTTTTGTCCTTTAGTAGTGATTTATCGACCTGTACAGAATCTGTAATCTTTTCAACAAGAATATTTTTAGAATTATCCTCAATAGTAGTCTCTTCTTTGATTAGAGAGCGATGGCGTATAATATTTTCCCACCCATTACAATCAATTTCTTCAAATACATAAATGTGTTTTTCCTGTGGGGTACTGATTCGGTCACAGAAGAATAGTTCTTCGAGACGCTTTTTGGTTTTAATTCTATTCATTGGAACAATCATTAGGCTCATATCAAGGTAGTTAGCAACGGCTTTGATACAGCTTGTTTTTCCTGTGCCAGGAGCCCCATAGAATAGAAGACCAAGTGTTTCAGGTAGTCCAAGTGTTTTATATTTATCACGATTAACAAATGTATCAAGCCGTTTAATAAGCTCTTTTTTACCATCAAAGAAGAGATTATCAAATGATTTAGATGAATTAAAGTCAACTCTATCAGGATGAGATAATTCAATTACATCAGGATCACTTGCGTTACTAAAGATTGGCTTGATAATATATTGACTAGTTTTGTTTTTTAATTTAATACCCTTAATATGCTCATCAATAATAGTATGCATAAATTTCATAAGGGTTTCAAATGTTTTTGTAGTTGTAAGAGTGAATGTAATTGTTGTACTATCAATCATAGTTGACCTTTGTGATTTTCCTGAATCTCTACTCTCTTTTACTAACTCAATATGACATTTAACATATTCAGTTAGGTTAAGTATAGTATTAGAAGTAGGAATTACAATAATATCATTATCTTCAAATACGTCATTGTGTGTAAATTTAATATTGGTAGCATTGGAAAGAAGTGTGTTATTTTTTTCTATAAGGTCATTAATGAAGCGAATGATAGCCCACATAGATGGGCCAAGCTGTCCATATGTATGACCTTCTTCAATATTTGTATAAAATGCACCTGATATTTTATACTGTGTTTTACCATACATACGCACATTATTATTAAAGAGATTTACAATTGAACTCCATTTTTGAAATATAACTACAATAATAATTATAAATGGAATCCAAGAATTGTCCTTTCCAAATAATAATAGAATAATATAAGATGGATCAAATGGGGAGCCTGGAAACATTTTAAAAT